CCAACCAAAAGGGAGTGTTTCAAAATGGCAAAAGCAAAATCATTAGAGGATTTCAATTTATCGGTATCAAGAGTAAAACAGGATTATTTAGACCAGAAAATCAAATACAACTGGAATTACACATTCAAACAAGAGGATCACGAATCAGTTATTTACTTCATGATTACCAATCACTTTCAAGCAACTAAAATCATTTTCGATAAAGAATCAAACTTCATTGTAGAAAAAGACATTTACACCATCGATGTAAAAACCATGCAAGAACTACAGGAAAAACTATAAAATGTATACTCTGTTTTGTTTCATCGTTGCTGTTATCGTATACGCTGGTCTTGTAATCATTGACAGAAAAAGAAAAGAACGAATCATGAAACCATCGAAAGAGGAGTTAGAAGTCTTGTCCCTCATACTAAATCAAAAAGAATTTTTCAAAACATTAAATTTCCTACTCATGTACGGAATTATCACCTATGACGAATATTTAAAAATTGAGTTAAAGAGCCTACCTTTTTTAAAAGAGTAGGCTTTTTTCTTTTATTGAACATTCATCTTCTTGAACATTTCATATCCTACATTCCGTAACACTTGATTATCAAACCTTAAATAACCATTCATGAAACTGTGAACCATTTTCTTCAAGTAATAGTTATTCTTCCAGCCACTCATGAGCATAGCATTTTCATTTAAATCCTCTGTACTTAAAGCAAATATCATTTTACTGGACGGATCATGTTCATGAGATAAGAACAACAAACCTAACTCCAAATCTACCCAAACACCCATCGTCATCCCTTTGTAGATTACCGCAAAGCTAAACTTGCTGACCTTACTTCTCTTTTCAATGAAGACAGAACTATCATTAACAAATTCATTATCAAGAGACATATCTCCATAATCGGTTCCATCAATCAATTCGCCGAATTTTGTTTTCCTTCTCTCCGATGAAAAGTCTTTACTATCGGGAATTTCAATCAATAAACTCTTATACGCATTGAATCGTTTTTGAATGTTAGGAACAACACCAAAATAAAGGAAGTATGGATTGACTACAGATACACTGTTACTCAAACAGATACAACGGACGTTTTCTCTATTTCTAAAAACAGTATCCATTAAATTTAATAACGCTTCCACTTCATTAGGAATATATCCGCTATTGTCTTTTTCTCGAATAAATTCATCAAATATCATGGTGCTTACATTTGGATAGGCATTAGACTTTTGACTTTGCCATGTACTCAAAGGAATTGCCCATCCAGCTACTTTATTATCAATATAAAGTTCGTGACCTTTTACCTTAAACTGATGATCAGGAAATTCACTCATTACATCGTTGAAGTAATTAGAAATCTTTTTCAATTCCGGCTTATACCTTCTCACATAGATGAATTGCTCTCCATGCTTCAAAAACCGTTTGATTGGGTGTACCTTCATTGAATATGATTTACCTATACCCCTCGCCCCAATAACAAAGTTTAGTATTCGGTTATAACTCAACATCTTATTCGGGTTGTAATATAATGAGTGATCCATTTCCTTTTCCTCCTATTTAGGTATTTTTATCTGTTGTCCGGCAAAGATTAAATTTCTATTTTTAATTTGCGGATTTAATTTCATTAATTCAGAAACCGTTGTTTTTTCTCGTTTTGCAATTTTAGTTAAACTTTCGCCAGAACGAATCGTATACTTTTGAGTAGTTTCTTTCTTCACTGGTTTTGGTTCCGGTTTCTTCACTGACGGTTTAACTTCAACTTGCTTTACACCTTTCAAGAACATTTCTTTTTCTTCTTTTCTTCTTCTAACCAATCCATTTAAAACATTACCACCACCATGAATCCATTTTTCAAATTCATTAGATGCACCTTTGTAATCTCCGGCGTTTAACTTTCTCAAGAGGGTGGAAGTGCGCAACGCTTCACGTCCACAATTATAAGAAAAGCTTACTAAACTATCAAACTGATTTTGATTTACTTTTACCTTAACCAATTGATTCACCGCATGTTCAAACACTCGTAAATCAAAAACCAATAATTGTTCTGCTTCCTTTTGACTGATCGTCATTCCTTCTCGAACATGGTTTCCATAGCTACCGTATCCAATTGTCCAATACTTTTCAGTAGGAACAGGTTTGTAAGCATAAAGCTTACACCCTTCAAACTTTTTAATAAAATTGACTCCAACCGTTGAAAGTTTCATTTTCTCCATTACTCTTCACCATCCTTATTATTTTTGGATTGATCCGGTTTTCTAATTGCATTTGCCCCCATACTACCAAACCAGTAACCAACAATAACTGTTAATATTGTTTTGAGAGTTTCGTCACCCTGTCCAGTATGAAGCGTATACCCATAAATCGCCAATATAACAAGGGTAATAATTAAATGTGACATTAGCAACATCACTCCCATTCTATCTATACTTTTCATTAATACACATCCTCTTTTAAAATTTCCATCCGTTGAGAGCATCTGACAAGAGTAAGGTGACAATTTTATTTTGTTGTGTTTTAGAATTATTCGGATCAGTTGGATCGGTAGGGTTACTAGGAGTTCCATCTACATAATCGCTAACAATCCATGGATAGCCTTTCCCGTCAATCACCGTTACACCTTTAATAGAAAATACATCGTAAATGTGTAACCAAACATCAGCCCGAGTTGCGACATCGTAAGTCTCACCTTCATACACTTCTAAGTGAAAATGATCACCGGAACTTTCACCGCTGTTTCCCGAATGTCCCATGATTGTGCCTTTTGTGATTTTATCTCCTACATTGTATAGAAGATTATCATCGTGAATACATCTCCACGTGATTTTTCTTACTTGACCATCTGCACACATAATTTCTCTTTGCGATTTCCACACTAAGATCGCAGCTGAATCTATTCGCCCGATACACTCTGAATCCACAGGGGCATAATAGGGATATTGTGCATGTGTTCCAACAAAATCCATCGCCCAATAATTATCAAGATGGGAAAATTCACTGTTTTCACCTTGTGTTACATGTAGAACATCCATTGGGAAAACCGCTAATTGATAGCCTCCACCTTCACTGGTTCCTGTCCAATCTAATTCATCAATACATTTTAAAGCAAAAGCTTTTCGGGCTGGCATTGATTCTTCGCCAGCCCATGTTGCAGGTCTTTCATAGCCCCATGTAAAAGCTTCCGTTAAATATTCAACTGACCAATTCCCAGCGTTTTGACGAAACTCTGCAAATGTCATATCGCCATATGCATCTCTAGGTATCCACTGAATATTTTGTTCTACTTCATAATCTATTCTTGCTAATTGTGAATCACCATCTGACCAATCTAAACCTCTTGAGTTACACCAATCCCATAATTTAGTCGCTGGTGTCCATTGAACTAAACCATAACCCCGATCAGGGGAATGTCCATAACCCATTTCATAAAGATTAGGATTTAATGTGGATTCATGAGACATATTCCCACACAATGCGGCTATTGATTCTTTTGTCCAGTCGGTACCAACAAAATGGTTAACAACTAATTGAGCGTTGTTCATTCTTTCGGCTGTAGTTAGGTAGGTATCAACTTTACTAATCCATGGCATTTCATATCACCTATGAATTTCTAATTAAATAGTTTGTTAGTGTACCTGTAGTCGTAACATTAGAAGTCTGAAATCCTTCAAAAATATTATCGAATACAAACAAGTTTTTACATGTTCGGTCTGTCTGATACAAGTAAACCCCGTGTTCAATTTTGGTTGTAAATGTCCGAATAATGTTTCCTTTAAATTGAAGATTATTTAAGTTTCGTAATCTAATAGAATAATCGAAAACATCATCAACATTGAGTGCAAGGATATTAGTGAAAATATTTCCTTCGACTACAATATCAAAACATTCCAACAGGTTTAGAGGTTGTCTTGAATTTTCACCGATATTACTGCAAACATGAACTTGAAAAACATTGGTTAGGGTAATTCCTCCCATAGCTGAACGATGGAAGTGGTTATCGGAAATATTTAAAAATTGTCCGTCATAACCCAAAACAAAAGTTCTTGAGTTGTCGCTTTTATTTTCAATTACTCGGATATTGCTAAACAGGTTAATGTGAATTAACGCTCGACCAGCACTTGAATCATCTGAATTGCCTATACTGTTATTATCGAATTGGTTGTCTTCAATAACAATGTTACCGACTTTATAATCAATGTCATTGTATTTCAATCCATGTACTCGAATGATCCCACCTGTTGTATCCGCATGATTGAATCCTTGGATTGTGTTTCCTTTAATTTGAACATTTGTATGAACAACGGGAACACCGCTTCCAGAAACCAAACTAACTGGATCATAACGTCCGTTGGAAGAAGTATACAAACCAATAGCCGTTGCATTTTGTCCTTTGGTTGCTATGATTCTATTATTAACAAACTTTGAATCTTTCAACGCATAGAAATGAATCCATGCGTACCAGTCAGTTGCATCGTTTCCGTTTTGCGCCCAACCATCCAACACAAGATTGTTTTCAAAGATAATTCCTTCATAATGTTTACCCCCAGTATACCCATGATTTCCAATCGGATTCGGGGCATAGTTGAAAATGTTTCCATCGGGATAATAAGAAGGAATAAATTGACAATCTCGAACCGTAACATTTTTAGTGGGCAACCCATCATAATTAATGAATTGTGGCATGGCTTGCGGTACGGAACTATCAATCTGAATCGCTTCATTGTATTCTCTTCCAATAATCTGATAGCTTCCCTCGAATGAACATTTTTCAATGAACACTTGATTACATCCAGCTAAATCAATCGCATGATCAGCCGTCATACAATTAAGGAAGCGACAATTTCGGATGGTTAGATTTTCCGCATGGTTGAAACTTAATGCTAACGCTTTTCCAACAGTGGGAGATTCTACATATCCTTCAAATTGAATGTTTTCAATGATGATATTTTTAGCACCGCCGCCATATCCCGTTGTTCCCCGTGTTCTACCAACAGTGAATAAGTAACCCTCTATCGCATCTGCTGATTTCTTTAAAATCGTTCCTTTGTCACCTTTAATCGTAAGATTAGAAATTAAGTCAACAGAGTTATTAATAATATAACTACCAGATGGGATATGAACGGTTCCACCACTTGATAATAAATCCGTCATTACTTGATTCAAAATGCTAGTAATATCCGTATTTGGTAATGCGTTATAAGGTGGTTTTGTAATATCGACTTGAACATTCTTTAAATATTGGTTGATAGTCGCAATAGAAGAGGTGTGATTTTCAACTACCAGCGATAACGCATCAACGGTAGTTTTATCAGCTTTTCCGTTAAAGATACTTTCGTTGATAATCTCTCCTAATGTTCCATCGTCGTACCATGCTAATAATTGTTGAATAATTACGTCTTCTAATCCATTATTTAAAATCCATTCCATCACTTGATTCCATTGGGTAACAACAGAATTCGTCAGATCACCCACAACAGATAATTGTTGGATCACCTTATTCATTTTTTGCAACAATGTTAAACTTTCATCAAAGGCGGTAGGGAGGTATCGATCATAACGTTGAACCTCTATTTTTTCTAGTAACGGAAAACTTGAAAGTATTGGTTTTTCCATGTGTTTCACTCCTCTTTATTTAAAATTGATGCGACGCTCTTTCATCCTAAGACGAACTAAAAACCGTAGGCTCTAAAACTAATCCCACTTAAATCAAACCTCGCATTATTTCCTAATCGTGGTATGACATCCCCGTTCGGGTTTATACGAACTTGACCAAACGCATCGTTAGAATTAACCACAAATAAGTTATCGTGAAGAGGTCTATACCCGATTGGTAAATTAAAAGCCATTGAATTAACACCACCACCAGAAATAGCGCCCTCTAGATGAACCATTCCTTGTGAATCCCTCCAATAGCCAATAGGCTCAGACTCAACGCTTGCTTTTACCCAACCATTTGAAAATGTAGGACTAACAATCGCTTGCATATTAATTCCTTTACCTAAAATGTTAATACCAGCATTTGGAACGGACTCAGTAAGTGATTTTACTTCAAATGCACCGTTGGTATCTATTGAGAAGTTATTGTTGTTTGCGTCAGTATCAATAACCGTTAAATTATCAAATAGTTGGACATTACTATTTGCATTTTTATAAATAATATGAAGTGTTCCTGCTCCCACAATGTTA